TAACAAGAGAAGAAAGAATTGTAATCACACCTAAACCTACAAGTGCTGACGCAGATGACGATTTTGGTTTTACAACAACAATAACAAGTTTTACTGATAGTAAACGATACAATCCAACAACAGATACAGACGAGTAAATAATGAGGAAACATAGTGATAAAAGTTCATGGCCAACCGGTAACAACTAATCAAAAACATTTAATCTACGGTTCAAAAATTGATGATGAAGAAATGAATCATCAAATTGTTTCTGTTATTGATGAAATGGGTGATGTTCAAGGTAGAACCACAAATGTCAAAGCACAAATGACAGAGTGGAAGATGTCAGACAAACCTGGATTTATTAAACTTTCATATTACTTTAGAGAAATAGTAAAAGAAATATCTTTTAATGACCATAAAAGGACTTATGGTATGAGAATTAAAGATATGTGGGGTATGAAGTATAAAAGTGGCGATTATGCAATAGCTCACGACCATTGGCCAGCATTATGGTCAATGTCATACTATATTAATCCACCTGAAAACGGACCTAATATTGTTTTCCCTAACTCAAAATATCAAGTAAAACCTATGAACGGATTAATGGTTATTTTTCCTGCTTATGTAAAACACGAAGTAGAAAAAAAAGAATTTGAAGGATATAGATATGTCGTATCAGCCAACGGATATTAAAGTATTTGATAATTTATTAGACGACAAAGTTGCTTTACAAATAGAAGACGACTTTGATAAATGTCCATGGAATGTGGCAGGCAATATTGTTTCTTTATCTAATATAGTATTAGAGAAATATAAAGACAATAAAAATGTAAAAGATTATATAAAGTTTGTACACGATTTTTATGAATTAGAAAATCAAAGTGATAATACTAAAATTGCAGACATAGTATTAGACGCATTTTTAAAACATAATAATATTAAGAATATAAATCTTTTAAGAGCAAAAGCAAATATGCAAACTCAATATACTGGTAATAAACCAGATATGCATAATAGTCCTCATGTAGATTTTTTAGATATGCCTCATCATGTATTAATTTATTATGTAAATGATAGTGATGGCGACACTATATTTTTTGATGAGAATGAAAATGAAACACGAAGAGTTGCACCTAAGAGAGGTAGATATGTTCTATTTAACGGTAATATATTACATGCTGGTAGTAATCCTGTAAAAAGTAATTATAGAATTATTATAAACTATAATATGGTGATACCGAATGATTAAAGTATTGGATAATTTTGTTGATAAAGACTATGCAGATTGTATAGAAAAAGAAATGCTTGAAAGAGATTTTAAGTGGTATATTTCTAGGTCTTATTTTACATGTCCTGAATGGGTGACAAAAAAATATTCTCATATGAAAAATCTAAAAGAGTATTTGTTATTATCACATGATTTATATAATGAAGATAAAAAGGTCTCAGATAAAACAGATATTGTTGACAACATAGTTAATAGATTACCAAATAAGATTTTTATTTACAGAGCAAAAGCAAATTTACAAACACAATTTACCGACAATAATGAATCATATCACAATACACCACATAGAGATTTAACTAATAAAGATGGTGATTTTGAACCTCATAAGGTTGCATTGTATTATGTAAATGATAGTGATGGTGATACAATATTATTTAATAATAAGTTAGAGATTGTTCGTAGAATAAAACCTAAAAAAGGTAGATTGTTATTATTTAGCGGAGATATATTACACACAAGCAGTCACCCTACAAAGAGTGATTACAGAATGTGTATTAATATAGATTACAATGATTGATATTAAAGTTATAAATTCATTTATTTTAATTCAAAAGATTGAAGAATATAAAGATATAAAAGACAATCTTTTAATGTTAATTGATAAAATGCCTAACAAAAAAGTAGATACTGATTTTGAAAATATTAACAAGTCTGATTATTTTTTACCTAAAGAACATACTAGAGAGTATGGAGATTTGTTCTTAAAAGTAATTAAACCTTACAATGAAAATATTAGAAGATTTTATAAGGCTAAAGAGATATGGATTAAAAATTATTGGTACCAACAATACAATAATACAGATTATCATAAGTGGCATGTTCATTCAGGTTCTTTATTGTCTAGTGTATTTTATATAGAATTGAAAAATAAGAACTCTACAGTTTTTTATGATAACTTGACAAAGCAGGAATATAGTTATGACTTAGAAGAGGGTGATTTGATTACCTTTCCTTCTTTACTACCACACAAATCAAAAAAGAATTCTGGTGATAGAAAGACTATTATTTCATATAACACAGATTTTAATTATATAAATATAGGAGAATAGGAGAAAAATATGAGTGAAACACACATAAGAACAGTCATGGTTGAATTAGACGGTTATGATGAAACAGGTTCAAAAGGAGGAAATGTCGTAGAGATATTTGATTTATCGAGAACTGAGAGAACTGGAGATGACGCAAATGGTGGCTATGCAGTACCAGCAGCTTTGAGAAAGTATGTCGTAAATCCAGATGGCACAGAGAGCCAAAGGGAAACATTGAAATCTGAATATAAAAAAATTCAGTTGGCTGATGACCATGCTGATGTTGATAATGTATCTATAGGTTGGGTTTTAGATTCTGAAACAGGTACAACTTTAAGATATCCAGGATAGTATAATGTCTAAGCTTGAAGATAATGTAAATGAAATCTTAGGCATACAGAAAACGGAAAACAAAGTACAGGTTGCTGACTTTGAACAACCTATTTCTGTGCCTAGAAAAATAGATGAAAATAAAGATGATATTGATAATGATTATGTAAATAGTAGAGATAACTATTACAATCTTATTGATAAAGGCAATGAAGCTATTGAAGGCATACTAGAGATTGCAAAAGAAGGACAACACCCTAGAGCTTATGAAGTTGCAGGTCAGCTGATTGGTCAAGTTGCTACAACAGTAGATAAGTTACAAGACTTACAGAAAAAATTAAAAGACTTAAAAGAACTACCTAACAAAGCAAACACAAATATTAAAAATGCTTTGTTTATAGGTTCTACCAATGAACTACAAAAAATGTTAAATAGGAAAGATGATGAAGTTATTGAAGGCGAAACAGCAAACACCAAACAAGATAATTCTTGAAATAGATAAGATACATTATATCAAATCAATGACACCTTTACCTGATTTACTTCACGGTAAGCCATTATTAAACCCTATAGAAGTTAGAAAGTATAGTGTATCAGAAACACCTAGAAAAGGTGTGGGTGGTAAAACTTATGCAGAAAAAGAATATTCAGTTTTTAGAGGCAGTCAAAGAGTACAGGCAGCCATTAGAATGGGTTACACCCATATTGAAGGAGTTATATTAGATGAGTGACGCATATCTCGGTAACCCCAATCTAAAAAAGGTTAACACACCACAAGAATTTTCTAAAAAACAAATTTTAGAATATCAAAAGTGTTCTAATGACCCTATCTACTTTATGGAAACTTATATCCGTATTGTATCACTTGATGATGGTCTTGTGCCATTTAAAATGTACGAATTTCAAAGACATATCGTAAGGACAATCCATGACAATCGTTTCACAATTTGTAAACTACCTAGGCAGTCGGGTAAATCTACCACTACTGTATCATATCTATTACATTATGCCTTATTTAATCCTAACTCTAATATTGCTATTCTAGCAAACAAATCATCTACTGCTAGAGATATCTTAGGTAGAGTACAACTTGCTTATGAAAATCTACCAAAGTGGATGCAACAAGGAGTTATTAACTGGAACAAAGGTAACATTGAATTAGAAAACAAGTCGGTCATTGTGGCGGCTGCAACATCTTCAAGTGCCATTCGAGGTGGTTCTTATAACATTATTTTCCTTGATGAGTTTGCTTTCGTACCTGCTAATATTGCCGAGCAATTCTTTAGTGCCGTATATCCTACAATCTCATCTGGACAAAAAACAAAAATGATTATCGTATCTACTCCATACGGTATGAATCAGTTTTATAAATTATGGACAGACGCAGAGAATAAAAGAAATGACTATGTACCAATTGAAGTGCATTGGTCAGAGGTGCCAGGTAGAGATGAAGCCTGGAAAGAAGCAACAATAAGAAACACCTCACCTGAGCAGTTTCAACAAGAGTTTGAATGTGAATTTCTAGGTTCTGTAAACACACTTATTAATCCTTCTAAAATTAAAACACTTGCATACATGAATCCTATTCAGTCAAACGCTGGATTAGATGTATATGAAGACCCTAAAAAAGGCAATACATATGTTTGTACAGTTGATGTCGCCAGAGGGGTATCAAAAGATTATTCAGCATTTATAATATTAGATGTAACACAAATGCCATTTAAGATTGTTGC